CAGAGCAAGTGCAGCAATTTTCATTTGTATATCTCCGTGTCGTGTTTACTTTATGATCAGAAGTCGTAGGTCAAAGTAGCTTCATACTTCCACTCAACTACATCATCAGAATCAGGAAGGGTCCACTCCGCTTTCACTTTGGAAGACAAGTTGTCAGTCAGTTTGATCTTTGAACCAACTTCTAGTTGCTTAGCAGTAGTAGTATCTGCATCGTTCTTGGTTTCCCAGGCAGGACCAACTTCGATATAAGGTTTGAGGTTACCAACTTTGGTTTCATAACCAATGCGGGTCTCAACGTAATTCTTATCCATTTCGCTATCTTCACCCTTAATGCCAACCTTGGTGGTGACATAAGGACCAGCCATAGCAGGTGCCACAGAGGCAGCGCCTAATACTGCCAGAGCAGAAAGTGCCAGTGCTTGTTTCATTGTTGTGTAACTCCGTTTTGTAAATTTGTTTTGTTTACCCGAATATTATAACAAAAGATTTTTAAGATCAAGTTAACTTGATTTGAGGCAAACCGAGGTATATAGAGTGGGTTAATCTAATTTTAACCATAAAAAAACCTCCCCTTAGGGAGGTCGTTAGGATATCCTTATTAACTAGTGGTTTGGAATCAGAAGTTGTACTTCAGACCCAACTTACCACCAACGCCGAGGTCATCGGCATCGTCTGCAGTCAGGAAGGAAACTTCACCATATGCACTCAGTGCGTCGGAGACAGGGATACCCAGACCTGCTTTACCAGAGAAGCGAGTCTCGGTGTCAACACCATCAACAGCGACGACTGCAGGGCCAGCCTGGACGTAGTATGAACCAGCACCTACTTCACCTTCATATCCAATATGGATGTCGGTAGTTGCTCCGGTGTAGTCATCGCCCGTCCAACCAGCATTGGTTTCCACGTTGACGTAAGGACCGGCTAGGGCAGCAGCAGGGGCGAAAGCAACAGCAGCGGCTGCTGCAGCGATAGTCGTTTTGAACATTAGTTTTTACCTCGTTTGTTTACTTGCGGAATGGTTACCCGCAGATGAAAAGAACCTCGACTTGGTTCTGTTAGTAGCCTTTTGTTACAGAAAACAAAAGGTTAAGTATTTATACTACTCAAGTATTCGGGCGTTACGGTTACCCGAAGCGGATTATCGGATTTGAACCGATGACATTCAGCTTGGAAGGCTGACGTTCTACCACTGAACTAAACCCGCAAGTGATGGGAGGAAAAGGTAAAACCTCCCAACGCAGTTTCCTTCACACGGACAGGAATACTATACGACAACCTTAAGAGATTGTCAAGCCTACCGACGGACTTGAACCGACGACCTGAGCTTTACAAAAGCCCTGCTCTACCAGCTGAGCTAGGTAGGCAACTCCCCCACCAGGATTCGAACCTGGGACCAATCGATTAACAGTCGATGGCTCTACCGCTGAGCTACAGAGGATTAGGCGACTCAAGTAGGATTCGAACCTACGACCGACTGCTTAGAAGGCAGTTGCTCTATCCAACTGAGCTATTGAGTCAGATGCTAGTTCCTATCGCCTCTGACCCTGAACTAGCAAGGGGGTCACAGCAGTGATCTCTCAACCACCCACATATTATAAGTTATGTGGGATACATTGTCAACCAATGAATTTGTTGAATCCGTTTCCAGAATTCCAACCACCAGGTCCTTCTTGGAAAGTTTCAGAACCTCCAGGAGGATCTAAATGCAATGTTGTAGATTGATTTTTAGTAGCAATCTCATACATTTTCTGATGAATGTCATCAGGTTCTACAGAAAAGTTCTCTTCTCTTTCCTGCCGTTTCATTTCTGTTTCTTGTTCCATATAGTCCACTTGCTTTTCGGTATAAACAGGGGGAGCAAACCAAGGATCTGGTTCAAGATATGCAGGTGCAGGAATACCTGTGAATGAAGGTGAGTCCATTTCAGAACATTCAACTACATTTTCATCAATAGCACACTCGATATCTTCTTCTCTTACCTCCCATGATCCACCAACACCTCCATCCATATTGACAACAATGTCATCTGATTTCTTGATAATGCTGTTTAGGAAGTTTTTGAATTTCATTGGAAAATTAGTTGTTTAGTATAGTTATAAGCATAAGTTTCCCTAGCACCTTTGATACCCCATCCCAACCAACGATATGCTGGTTGCATATAATAAGCAACAGATTGACCATTGCCTTCAAATTGTGGGAGAACCTTTTGGAACTGGTTTTCGTTGATCATATACCGAACTTGACCATCTAGACTACTGGGATCACAATCATACTTTTTGCAGAAAGAACCCAATCCCAAGTATCGTGCCTCGGTAGTCCATTGAATCAAACCATATCCACCACGATGGCAGTTTGGATATTCTACCCTAGCACCACCTTCACAGATGTTTGAAATGAACATCGACTCTTGCTTAATGTTTCCAAGGATGGTTGCTAGAGCATTTTTATCAGTAATCTTAGTGTTTTCCTGAATTGTTTTTAGAACATATTGCTCTACAGGTGTACACGTAGGACAGGTCCAGACTGGTTTTGCCGCTACAGGTGGTGGCGGTGTTAGAGGAGCAGTTACTGTAGGTTTTTGAGAAGCACAAGCAGCAGTACCAGTGAGCAATGCTGTTAGTGCCAATGCTCGCTTGAACATAGCGTCTCCGTTTTGTATCGTAGCAATCATAAACCACAGTGTAGCGTTTTGTCAAGCTAAATAAAGCTAAACAGTAGGATTAAAAATCAATGAGACGAGCCCTTGTGCTCATTGCTATGTTTGGTTTGACAGCACCCGCACATGCTGACGTAACACACCGTTTGAGTTCTAGCGTACAGTTGAATGTCAACTCCGCTGCAACTCAAGCAACCAGAATCGGTTCCTCCTACAGTGTATCAGGTTCTGGCGTAGCAACCACTGATGGTACAACAGCAAACACCGTTTCTACGGGTGCAATCACCAGTGGTGTTATGAGTCCTGGAAATATTGCTGCTACTCAGGTTACTTCTGGTAATGCGTTCTCGTACTCTGCTACATACACTCAAGCAGATGCAGTTCCTACCAGTGCAGTTTCTGTAGGTGATGTTGGCAACTTCGGTTCGATGACCAGTAATGCAGCTGGCACAGCTGGCAATTTGGCAGGTACGATCACCTCTGCTGGTGCTATGACTTTGACCGCTGGTGGAGCTGGTACTCAAGCGACAGGACAATTCGTGACCGAGCTAACTGTTGATTGAGGACGTTAGTAATGACGACTTCTGGGCGGATTTTTTGGAATATTGCCCTGTGTGCGGTGGGAATCCTGCTTACAGGTGCCACCGCCCAGGCAGTCCCGGTTGTCCCAAACTTCACACAGGGCTCGATGACGAGCACCACGGAAACAACATCGACAATCACGGAAACGATTAATTCGATCGACTATAACACTGGTTATACATATACTGTAACTGGTACTAATATTAAATCCAATGCAGGTTTGGCACCATCATCGGTGACAGGTCAAAGCAATACTAATAATGGAGTGACTTCGACATGGACAGGATTGAATATGAACAACAAACCAACATTTTCCATAGAAACGCCAGGTGCTCCTTTTCAGTTCGTAGAATCATACACTGGTCCTGGAATGGCAACACAAACAATAATTCAAAGAGAGCAAACAATACAAAGCGTAACCACTTCTACAAGTATCTTCTCGCAATAGTAATAGGATTACCAACACCAGCATTAGCAAATACAGATGTTGGTGGTGTCAGTGCTACTGCAAACCCGGTCGCGAACTCATCAGGCTCGGTGACCAACCAAGCGATCCAGGTTTTACAAGGCCCATACATCACTAATACTTATGGGGACGGCATAAGTTGCCAAGGAAGCACTATGAATATAACTCCATATGTGACGGGTTCTTTATCTCAACAACATCCGTTTGAGCATATGTATGACAGTCCCGTCTACAATAATGTAGATGCAGATGACGACGGCTTGCCCGATAATCCAGGAGAAATTTTATATCACGTTCCTACTAGAACAGGAATGACAAACAATACAAATCTTTCAGTTGGTTTCTCTGCAACTCTGTCTATTCCAATGAATAAGGAACAACAAAGATTATGTGAAGAAGCAGCAATAACTCATAATGAATATCGTGCTCAACTACTTGCTAATAAGAGGTTAGATTTTGAGATCGCGAGACTCAAAAATTGTGGAGAATTATTAAAGCAAGGAATCTACTTTCATCCTAGAAGTCCTATGGCGAAAGTATGTGCAGACGTAATAGTTGTGAATAAGAATACTATTGCACCACACCACCATACTATTTCCCCTTCGTCATCTGCCGCAAAGTCCGAATCGCCCGTGAGCGTTCGCGCTGAAGATCTCGGCGCTCCTTTAGGGACTCAATCTTTACCTCCTTCCCCCTGATTTTTGAGACCTTTGTAATTACTTTTTTAATTACAGGTTTGAATACTTTCAGCAGTAAGTCTGCTAATGGTTTTGCCAACAGAGCAGATGATGCAGCAGTCACAGCGATGGCAGCAGTTGTCGTAGCAACTTGTGCTGTAGGTAGATACTGCGCTACGATGGGAATATCTTCATAAAGAGTCACACAGATACCATTCTGTATTTCATAACCAGACACCCTTTCCCTCTGGTTCTGTGCTACATCACCAATGCGTAATGCATTAGGTGGAGGACACTCCACTTCTTTCTCCTCCACTTTAGGAGCAGCATCTTTAGGAACTTCTGGTGTAGGAGGTGTTTCTGGTGCTTTGACTGGAGGTGGTTCAGGTTTCTCCTGCTCAAACACTAGATCATCAGGAGTATAATCCATCGCATTGTAAGACGGATACTCATTAGTGCATAATATCTTTGTTCCTTTAGGATCATCCTTTGCCAGTTGTGGACCACCATCAGGATGTGATTCTACACAACCAGGCATATTGACAATAGGACTACCTATGTCAACAACGACAGGAACAGGAATATAATTTACAACTGGTGGTGTAACTGTAATATCCCACACTTTGGTTGGCGGAATATAAACACTATTAATATTGGGGATTTCCATCAACAATCATTAAATACTTGACCAACTTCTGATCCAAGTTCAGAACCAGCACGTTGCCCTAAAAGCAATGCCCATCCACCTGCTAACCAACCCACATAGGGGATGCTAGAAACTGCTGGAACGACGAGACCAGCACTAATTGCGGTTCCCGCCATCGCACCTTGACTTCGTGCGCCAGCGTCCGCCCGTATGCACTCTTCGCTTTTTGCAAGAGACTTTCCCTCAGAGTCTACAGCACCTCCCATATTACGGGTGCCATCCATAGTATATTGATCACTACGCCACTCTCTACGCCTTTCTTCAGTGGGACCAAACAATCCACGCTTATTCTTATCCAGATTTAATGATCTGTGTGATTCTAATACAGTAGGATCATTTGCTTTGTATTCAATACTGTAACCATCTCTGGTTGCCTCTACTCTATAGGAAGAGTAATCTCCTTTAGGAAAATTAATTACAGGAAATTCTGGAATAGAGTTATCTTTGATTAGATAACCCAACAATCCAATATGTGCTATTGCAAAAAGACTGCCTACGGTAATCGCGGCAGTCTTTAGTGGTTTCAAAATGATGGGACGCCTGGAACAGCGCCACCAGTAACTTCAGGCATTTCAGGCATAGCAGCGTCTAACATTCCAGGAAGTGCTCCTGTGATCGCTTCTGTGGCGTGTTTAGTAACTTGCGCCTTTACACCGTCAATAATAGCATCTCTTTGAAGATACACGTAAGTTCCACCACCGATGATGCCTGCAACACCAACAAATGATAGAACTGATAATACGTTAATTACTTTCTGCATTTAAAACCTCGTGTTTTTAACAGGCCACGTTATTTCCATGGCGGTGATTAGAGACATAGTAAAGAATAATACAAACAGAGCAGATCCCATTATTCGACGTGCACCGTACCAATCATTCCAGCCCCCTTATGGGGACCACACCAATATGTATAATCTCCAGCATCTGGAAATGTAACATCAAACTCTTCACCAGGCATCATTGCTAATGCTTCGTGACCCAAGTCTGGACGATCTTCCACAATTACATTATGAGGAGGAAGCATATTATTAACAAAATGAACTGAGTCACCAGCGGATATCGTAACTTCCGCAGGATCGAAAACAAGATTGCCATTGGATCCCATTTGGACATCTACTGCCCAAGCAGGAGCAGCAAAGAAAACTGTAGCGATTAAAGCGAAAATAAATCTCATTCTACTAACGTGCCATGAGCACGACGAATTTCTCTTAGGTCTTCGAAGTTCTTCTGCTTAGTTCCACCATCATAGGACCAAGCATATCCTTCTTCGATCATTTGTTCGTTGAGAGAGACTGTTGAGTCCCCAATGTATAACCAACCGAGAAGGCGACCGTACTTACCCACACCGCCAACAAGCTCTGTACGAATAACAAGATCGTCAGCACCACTGATAGCACCGTCCAATTTATCTTTGAGCCAATTTGTGGCATCGATTCCGAGCGCCTTTTCCTCCAAGTCTCTCGTTCGTTTTTCAGGAGTATCGACGCCAGCGATACGAACTCGTTCTTTTTTATAGAGATCAAATCCGAGATCGATAAGAACATCTATTGTATCTCCGTCAAGGACTTTTGTTATCTCTATCACTCGAAAGTTGTAACAACTCTTCCGACTCGGTGGCGTCATTGCTCCCATCTTCTAATTCCTTAAATGCAACTGTCATTATATAGACAATACAGTAAGAAACACCTATAAGTAATGTTATCAAAAGGACAACAATACTCCAGGTAACATCATTTACATCCTCTAGGGGGCGAAGGAACAGTTCCATCTTTACTATTGATACTGGGAATCATTTGATAAGACAATTTGTCTCTCAATTGATTTATACGTTCAATATCATATTTTGCGAAATGTCCGCGTTTCTCAACATGTTTATAGTAATGAAGAGCGTTCTGTATAATTGTGAACTCCTCCATTGACAATTCAAAATTCATTTTATTCCTCTAATCTTCTTCCACTTGTTATGCATTGCTTGCAAGTGCCAAGACTGTGCCAAACTTTTTGCACCCTCTTCCAAAAGTTTAAGATCTCTCTTGTCACTTGTAAACTGTTTATAATCTTCACGCCAATTGACTTCAGTCATCACATTTTATAAGTTTCATCTGTTGTAATTTTGATTGGTGCTTGCTCAATTCTGATTGTTTGAGCAGGTGCAGACTCTTTTGCAGCAGCGATGAGTTTCTCTAAATCTGCTTTGGTGATTCCACCACCACCAGGACCTGCAGCTGCAGCAGCTTGCTGTTGCATCTTCATCGTACCATCATTAGACTTCTTCGCAGTCTGGACCCCAAAAGTAGCTAAAACCCCAGTAAAGACACTGGCTATAAATGTGGGATCGATCTTCTGTTGTGGAAGATTAGGAATAGTCACATAGTTCAGTGTGAGGATGCCACCGGACCAAACAAGAATACCAAGACGGACAAAGGTTGAAAGGATGGCAAGATGCTCTTCAGAGTCTTCAACCTTTTCCTTCAACTTTCCAAATGGTCCCTTTGGTTTTTTGATTTCTTCCTTCTTGACTTCTTCTGGCATTGGCTGCGTACAAGGCAGCTCTATTTATGGATCAAGTATCTCTACAGAGATATTTGTGTGGTTTATTTGATTGTATTTTCGACAGAGAACATCACTCCCTTGATGTTCCCATTTGTGATACGCATCTTTGAGAGACTTGAGGTAATCAGTCCCACCGCAACCTACCATTTCTTCGGCAACGATCTTCTTGATTAACACATCCCGTGTTAAAGGTGTCATATGTAAATACTTGTTGTCCAACAACAAACTCTTACATTATAAGACTTATAGGAATATCAGAGAGTTTGCCTTGGGTGGTTTTTGTTCGCTATCTGCTGCGAATGATATTATTTAGTAAGGAATCCATTTTCAACTAACCATTCACGAGTCATTGGTGTTGGTTCATAATCAGTCCACATCGTTCCAGCGGCACAAGATTCTAGTGCTGCTTGAGTCATACCTTCAGTGTGACCTGCCCAGTATGCTTCTTTCTCCCAAGGAATTGCCTCTGGTTGAAACTTGTAAGTATCCTTTACAATCGCCTCATACATACGAGGAACTTCTTCTTCATTCTTGATAATAGCAATGAAGTTGTTCTTGATGCTACCTGCCATACAGTCCTGTGCAGCGTGCCATCCTTCGTGACGCATCACTGCCATCATAGTGCCAGGACGCTTCACATGAGCAACATTCAGAAAGAAGTTGTTACCCACAGTATGATATACCCCACGATGACCAATCGGGAAGTATCGCATATCTGCTAGAAAAACCTTAGCTCCGACCTTATTAAGTGATCGGACGAGAGAGTCAAACTCATCAGCAACAATACTGTAATCAATATCAGCCAGTTCCTCGTGTTTGTTGAGGTCAGTAACTGTTTTAAGTTCTTGAACATGATCGGTGCATTCTTGAAGCAACATACACCCCTGTGCATGAGGAGTGAAGAACTCATCTTCTGTGATTGGGTCTGCCAATACTGGAGCAGAGATAAGTGCTGCTGCTAGTGCCATCATAAGTTTGTTCATTGAAATCTCCCAAATCCATTTCCAGATGTTGTTCCACCAGGACCCTGATGGAAGTTTTCAGATCCACCAATGGGATCTCTGTCAAGTGTAGATTGAGCGGCAGCAGTTGCAATCTCATACATTTTTTGATGAATGTCTGAGGATTCTGCGATGCCCCGCTCCTTACGCTTTTTTTCTTCTTCGATTTTCCATTCTCGTTCTACTGCCATGTAGTCTAACTGCTTTTCTGAACGAATAGGAGCAGGACCAAACCACTCATCATCAGGCAGATATGCAGGAGCAGGAATACCTGTGTAGTAGTTGACAGCATCTTGTTTGAATGCTTCTCCTTCATCATAATTCTCCTGAAGATCTTGACAATCAACTGGAGTATCATCGATAGAGCATTCTACTTTCCAAGATCCACCAACACCACCATCCATATTGACAGTTATGTTTTGCGGAGAAAGTGCGTTCTTAATACTTTTGATTGCTTTTCCGATCATTGCCAGTAATAGTGATAAAAGTTTCCTTTGGGATGGCACATCGGATCTTCTGT